GGAAATGATGAGGGTTTATATCAAGAAGCAAAGCAATGTTCGAACTATCAACAACTTTTGAGCATTCTTTGGGAGTGTGGATCTAAAGAAACTCCTGACGGTTGTCGTTGGGATGATCCTGCAATCGATGGTCTTGAGATTAATGAAATGATGGCAGAACTGTGACAGTCGGCAAGGTGTCCACTAAACCCCCACAGGACACCAATTTCGTGTATTGTATCAACAGTTGAGAAACTTCCCCATGTTTGATGAACTCTGGTCTGAGATTGCTGAAGCACCTGGTGAGATCTTCGATGTCATTGAGTATAAAGAAGAATGGGAGAAAGAAGAGAAGTTTAATGTAGAATCTTACATCAACTCCAACTACGATTACTGATGACCACGTTTATCGTTTGGATCTGTATTTCGGTCCTTTTGTTCATTCTCATCAAAAACTTCCGCAACGTAGCATGATTGATCATCTGGAAATGCTGACTGCTCGTGAACAACTTATGGAGGACATTGATTGCATCATCGAAGGTTTCTTTTATGATACTTGGGGAGATGAATACAACGAAGATAAGAATGAATTGGTGAAAACCTTGTGTGATGCTGTCTGCAAAAACTTTCCCGCAAACTAATGAACCACCTCATGAACACCGAAGACCTCAACAATCTCAAATCCAACTATTGTGAGATGATTATTGACGGAATGGATATGGACACCCTCTGTCAATTAGCGTATGATTTGTTAATGGATGCATACAAAGATTGTACAGAGGAAGAGATTCGTGGGGAAGTGTTGGACCTTTATGATGAGGAAACTCTGGAAAGTTTAAAGCACTGAGTGATACAAACTGGTCGGCTGCCCGACCAGTTGACAAGGTGGCACACAAAATGGGCACGGGGTCCGTTTCCGTGTATTGTAGAAGGGTCAAAGGAACACACCATGAAGAACAAGTTTCAATCCCTCATCGAAGATCCTGCTTTTGTTGATGCAATCAACAGCATGTCTGGGTTCTTTTATGAAATGAATCCTGATGTAGATATGTGCTACGATTACATCTGTGAGCAGGCAGATATTCACTCCTTCGTTGCTGATGATGCTGCCTGGGATATGTTCTACAAAGCATGGGAAGTTGTTGCTAACGAAAACTTTCTAGTTGCCTGATGTACACTGACCCCTGCACAATTGCTCTCTCTTTCATGACTACCTACACCGTACACTGTCCTACTCTTAATGAGACTGAGATTTGTTACTCTCAAGATCAGGCAGTTGATGTTGCCTATTCTATGCATTCTGAGTCTGATGTGTATGTTTGGGTTGAAGATTACCTGGGTCACACTGTAATCGAATACGGTGAAGTTCCTGATAGTGATGTAATCAATCACCAGACTATTCCTTGTGCTTGATATCATTAGCACGTCAACAACACTTACAAATCATGCTTGAATTCTTTCTTTCCGTTGCAACTTTGGTCGGTCAAGTTGATATTAGTGCAACACAAACTCAGTATGAGTTTCTGAATGACGACAACACGATTACGACCGTTATTGTTGATAACTACACTCCGTGAGTTTCTATCACTAACCGTTCCGATTCTCAATTACTCTTTCTTATTGAGAATCGCAGCTGCCGGTGGACAGTTGGTCAAAGTGTCCACTAAACCGGCACGGGACCCCGTTTCCGTGTATCTTAGAGAAGTGGAGGGGACAGCACCCCCCACACCCTTCAAACCCTCTCTCAAGTCTCTCAATGCGTAAGATCGAACGGCAGATGAACGATGCTATCACTAACGGCATCAACTGGCAATCGGCAAACACTGCTGTTACTTTTGACCCCGAAACTGAGACCTCTACTGTATACCTTCACGGTAACAAGATTGCAGAGGTTGGTGATTTCGGAGTTCGTTTGTGGGATGGTGGTTATCAGTCTGTGACCACTAAGTCCCGTCTGAATGCTATTCTTTCAGAACACGCAATCTCTGGTGAGTATGTTTTCCAGAAGAACTTTGATTGGTTCATTCGTTTATACAATGGCACTGAGTTCTTTATCACTGAGTTCCGTAACTCTATGAAACTGGGTACACTTTCCAACGATCTTCTTCTTGCCTGATGTTACAACGGAGGGACTATTCCCTCCCTTTTAACTTCACCTTTCTTCTTCATTATGACTCAGAACAAACACATCGAACACCCCGAAGATACCATCCTCACGGGTGACCTTTCGTGCCTTGATTCTCTCCTCTCTGAGGGTCACTTATCCGTGAAGATTGATGGTGCTCCCGCTATAGTTTGGGGGACTAATCCTGCCAACGGAAAGTTCTTCGTTGGCACCAAATCTGTCTTCAACAAAGTTAAAATCAAGATCAATCATTCTCATGAAGAAATCGATCAAAACCATGTCGGCAACGTTGCAAAAATTCTGCACGATTGTCTTGATTGGTTGCCTCATACAGATGGCATTTTCCAAGGGGATTTTATCGGTTTCGGTGGATCTGACGAATATACTCCCAACACAATCACCTACAAGTTTCCAACAGTAATCGACCAAAATATCATCGTTGCTCCGCATACTTATTACACCGCAACTTCTGACCTTCGTGATGCAGTTGCACACCCGATGAACTTCACTATCACCGACACAATCTATTGTAAGTTTGTGAAACCGGAAGCATACATCATCCACAATCAGGATATGTTTTATGACCTGAAAGATGTGGTCGCATTCGCTAAGCAAATGGCACAGACTGTGACCTTTGTGGATGATAAGAAAGCAAAGAAGATTAAGCAGCAACTGAATGCATGTATCCGTGAGAATCGTCCCGTCGTGAATGATGATTTTGACTGCGATCCTCTTCTGCTTGGGTTATGGGCACTCGTGAAATCTATCAAAGATGATGCACTCTATCTCTGCCGTAATCTTGGTCCCGAAGCATACATTGGATACGATCGAATCGATGCCGAAGGTTATGTTTACTCCAATGAGTTCGGTACTTATAAGTTGGTGAATCGTCGTCTCTTCAGTTATGCCAACTTCAACAACAATCGTTTTCAGACTGCATCATGAAACACCAGAAGGCACTCACCAAACTCATGCAATCTTATGAGTTTGAGTTATATCGATCAAACAAACATTTAGTCTGGAGGCATCGCACTGGAGTCAAGATTCACACGGCATCTACACCTTCCTGTCGTCATGCATTGAATCAAGTAGAGAGAGATATCCGCAGGAAGTTATCACTTTAGGCATTCGTTCGTGATACAGCAGTTAGGGGGTATTATGCCCCCTTATGTGTTGCCCGCCGTGATGCCCCCCGTATATAAAAACCCCTAACTTCCCTAAGCTATAAACGACCCAAATCGACTTCTAAATATCACTCTCATAAAAAAATTTTTTCATATATAAAATCAATGGTAGAGTTCAAAGAAATGCAAAAAAATCCGCAGGAAAATTTTACGACGGTAGAGATTGATCCAGTAACCGGTGAGTATTATGTCACAATACCTCAGTGGATTTGTGATGAGAAGGGGTGGTACGAGGGAGTAGAAGTAAACATTGAGGTTGAAAACGACTGTATCATTATTAGTGATATTGACTAGTCTATTGACTTCGTATAGATAGAGTGTTATGATACTGACGTAGTTACTTACAGTTATGGCTAAAGGATTCACCGTTAAAGCAAAGACACCCAAACCATCAGAGAGCACTGCAGAGTGGGACTATGATAAGGCAAAAGAAATGATCAAAGGCAAGACCGTTGTGTTTTGCCTACCCGGTAGAGGAGTCTCTTATACATATCTCAAAAACTTTGTACAACTTTGTTTTGATCTTGTGCAGGCAGGAGCAAGCATTCAGATCTCGCAAGATTATTCATCAATGGTAAATTTTGCAAGATGCAAATGCTTAGGTGCGAATGTACTGCGAGGACCGGATCAGATTCCCTGGGACGGAAAGTTGCACTATGATTATCAGTTATGGATTGATAGTGATATTGTATTCAATACAGAAAAGTTCTGGCAGTTGGTTCTGATGGATCAGGACATTGCCAGTGGATGGTATTGTACCGAAGACGGTCGTACCACGAGTGTTGCACACTGGATGGAAGAGGAAGATTTCCGTAACAATGGTGGTGTAATGAACCACGAAACACTTGAGAGTATCTCCAAGCGTAAGAAACCATTCACCGTAGACTATACAGGTTTCGGATGGGTTCTAATCAAGCACGGAGTCTTTGAGCACTCTGATATGAAATATCCTTGGTTTGCACCAAAGATGCAGATTTTTGAGAGTGGAGAAGTTCAGGATATGTGTGGAGAAGATGTATCATTCTGTCTCGATGCTATCGAAGCAGGATTTGAGATTTGGTGCGATCCTCGTATCAGAGTTGGTCACGAAAAGTCAAGGGTTATCTGATGAGTCAGACAAAATATACAATCCTCCATAAGGGAAACATACTTTATAAGAACTTGACGGAGGATGAGTATTTTGATATTATGGAGGACCTTTCGATAGAGTATTATCAGAAAGGTTCTCCAAGACCTCAAGATCTTGAAACAAAAATGTTTGAAATTTAAGGAGTATTATGGCAGTTCGTTCAAAGATTGGTATTTACAAAGACGGCTTTATGCCCGGTAAGCCGAAGAAAACTCGTCAAGGATCCGGCAAGAATACAAAGTATGCCGCCACGTCTCGTAATGGAAAACGTAAAATGTATCGAGGACAAGGTAAAGGATAAATGAGTTGTTTAATCACCAATCTACCATCACAAGAAGTATGGGTTCGTAAAGAATATCTTACGGACCATCAGAGTGGGCACGGTGAATTTGTTAAAGGCGTCTGGGTATCGGCAAAGTCGATTCCTGGACGTGCTTTTTATTTTGAGACATATTTGCCCGAGTATGCGGCAATGTACGATAAGTTGCCAATTAGTGCGTTTTTATCTCGTCCCAAACTACCTGATCCCGATATGAACCTACCAAACCTACAGTTTTGGAACTGTATGGATTATGGTGTTATCAGTATTGATAAAAAATTCATTGGAAGTATGGATTTTGAATGTTATACAAGAGACCACGGTGTTGTAAAGGGCACTTATGTTTGTACAATTGATAACTATCATCATGATCCAGACTATGTTGACTGGGCAACCAGTGAAAATCCTGCCGAACACAAGTCACATAACCTGATTGAACTTGAAAATGGTCAGTATGCTCTCTATCCAAACAACAGATTGCGTATTTTTGATAATAGTCTGACACCAGTAGATCCAAAAATGCCAGACTTTAAGGTTTCAACTCAATATTATCAAGTTGAAAATGGAAATGATCGACTTGGAATGGGTCGTGAGGACGAATATTTCTGGAAAACGGCAAAAGAACGTGAAGAAACATCTGAGGAGAGTGAAAATAAATAAAAATAGGGATAGCAACCCCTCTAAAAGTTCTGATTTCGCAGTAAATCAGGAGCTACAATGGGCAATTCACCTGTCGATAGAAATAATGAGTATATGAGAGAGATGTGGGGAACTACAAAACTCATATCTGACTATGGATCTATGCAAGAAAAACCAAAACGAGTGCTAACAGAGGTCATGCACGACAATGCACCACGTCATAACTTCAAAAAACAAGCAGAATTGCACGAAAAAATTCGCAATGATGAGGATTATGATGATTGGGAGTACGGGACCGAACCAATTTATGAATGAGGGTATAAATAAAGTCAGAAAACTCTAGTCAAAATGGCAAATCGGAGGATATCTAGAGCATTCAAAGATATTAGTTTATCATTTGAACCCCATCCTATTACAAATGATCTGCGAGTTCTCAAAAATGAGGCGGCAATTCGTAGATCTGTGAGAAATATTGTTCAAACAATACCTACCGAAAAGTTTTTTAACCCATTATTTGGGTCTGATGTAAGAGGAAGTCTATTTGAGTTTGTTGATTTTGGTACTGCATCAGTAATCAGTGACCAAATTCAAATATCGATTGAAAATTTCGAACCAAGAGTTGATAATTTGCAGGTTGAAGTATTTCCGAGACCAGATCAAAATGAATTTGAGGTCACAGTGATTTTCGATATTATTGGACAAGAGTTTCCGACACAAGAATATTCGTTCCTATTAGAGGCAACAAGATAATATGCCTTTTACAAAATTTACAGATCTCGATTTCGATCAAATAAAAGAGTCCATTCGGAGTTATCTCCGTGCTAATTCTGATTTTACAGGATTTGATTTTGAGGGCTCTAATTTTTCCGTATTGATCGATACTCTTGCATACAACACATATATCACTGCATTCAACTCTAATATGGTTGTAAATGAGTCTTTCTTAGACTCTGCAACCCTCCGTGAGAACGTTGTATCCCTCGCAAGGAACATTGGATACGTACCAAAGTCAAGAACTGCTGCAAAGGCATCTGTTACCTTTACAGTGAGTGTAAGAAATACAACCACACCAACACTCGTATTGAAAAGAGGTCTTACTTGTGTTGGAAATACGAATGATACGTCATATACATTTTCAATTTTAGAGGATATTCAGTTACCAACTACAGTAACGGACATTACAATAGATGGTGTTCCTACGACCCAAAGAACTGCAACATTTGAAAATATTGAAGTAAGTCAAGGAACATATCTTACAAAGCAATTTGTTGTCGATTCTTCTCTTGACCAGAGATTTATTCTTGACAACTCTTTTATTGATACATCAACAATTAAAGTATATGTAAAGAAAGAAGGAGATTCTGGATTAGGTGTAGAATATAAGTTGATCAATAATATTACTGATGTAACTGGATCTTCGTATATTTACTTGATTCAAGAAATTCAGGATGAAAAATATCAACTCTTATTTGGTGATGGACTAATTGGTAGAAAATTAGAAACTGGTGAAATTATTACGGTAAACTATTTGGTTACAGATGGGAAGGAGGGTAATGGATCCACGAACTTCTCTTTCTCCGGAAGAATAGTTGATAGTAATGGTAATCCAGTCTCACCCCAACCATTCACTGTTACAACAGTACAATCATCTCAGAATGGATCAGAAATTGAAACCATAGATTCTATCAAGTATTTTGCGCCCAGGATTTATTCTGCACAGAATAGGGCAGTTACTGGACGTGACTATGAAACAATTATAAAAACGATTTATCCAGATACTGAATCAGTATCAGTTGTTGGTGGTGAAGAACTAGACCCTCCTGCTTTTGGTACGGTTCAAATTTCAATTAAACCCAAGAATGGATTCTTAGTATCCGACTTTAATAAATC